AAGGACAAGATTTAGCTGATGAGCGTACTAAAACAGAAAGTACCTTAAAAGATCTGTTTGCTGAGGAAAGAGCTATTATTGAAGATAGTGCATCTAAAGCTAAAATAATTCGTGACTACGAAAAAGAACTTGAAGATATTGAAATAAGACGCAAAAATGCACAAGCACGAATTGACGAAGCATTTAAAGGTAAACTTACTAGTCAACAAATGGAACAAGCTGGTATCGCACAATCTAACTTAAATACTGAAATATCTCTAGCAAAACAAAATGCTGAGCGAAGAAAAGGTAATAAGGAACTAGATTTAAGTATTGTACAAACTAATAGATTAAAAGATATAAATTATGAAGTTTCCCAAGGAGTGATTGAAACAAACAATAAACTTGATGATATTCAATATTCGCTGAGAAGTGAAAGATTAGATACTGAAAGTCAAATATCACAAATATTACACGATAGAGGGCTTTTGTTAGACAATGAATATCAATTGCTTAAAAAATCAGAAGCTATTAGAAAAGTACAGCTAGAAACAGAACGCGATAGGCTAAGAATAAATAGAGACGCAGATGCTAAATTAGCAGCACTAGAAAAACGTCGGTATGACAAAGATCCTAGATTAACTGAAGAAGGTTATAAAATAGCTAGAGACGGAATAGAGTCTGTAAGAAAAGCAGAACTAGCCGCAGCCACAGAAGGTGAAGCTAGTAAATTAAAATTAATTGATCTAAATAATGAATTGTCCAGTTCTCAGGAAAAATATAGAGATCTTTTAAAAGGAACAGTAGACAGTTTAACAGATGCTATTGTTAATTTTGCTAAAGGTAGTAAAACGGCTTTTAAAGATTTTATATATGAAGCACTAGCTGGATTATTAAAGTTGCAATTACAGCTTACTCTTATGGAACCATTAAAGCAATCTTTAATGTCAAGATTTTTCCCCAGTGCTATTGCAGCAACAGGTACGACTGCAGCTGCAACCTCAACACCATTTTATTTACCAGGAGCAGCAGCAAAAGGAGCACTATTTACTAGTTCTAGCGCAATGTTTGCAGGTATGGATAAGTATGCAAAAGGTGGTTTATTAAATAGTCCTACTCTATTTGCACATAGTGGTGGCAGCAGAATGGCTGTAGCTGGAGAAGCTGGTCCTGAATTTGTTATGCCAGCTGTTAAAACTAGTAACGGTTCATTTGGCGTACGAGCAACTGGTGGAAAAACAGAAATTAATATCTACAATAATACTCAAGCCAATGTTGAAGCTAAGGAAACAGTAGATAGTAGAGGTAACCGTAGCTTTGATGTAATTATTAGCGAAATGGTAGCAGGAAATATGGCTCAACCTGGAAGCCCTATGCAAAATTCTTTGCGGGGTAATTATGGATTAAGCCCAGCATTAGTAAGGAGATAGTATGGCCTATACATACTCGTGGACAGCATTAAGTTTACCACAAGTACCTCAAAAAGGTTTTAGTGAAAATCATGGAGCACTTATCCAAAGAACTAGTATGGATAAAGGCCCTGCCAAAATGAGATATTTAGGTAAGCGTCCTAGTCAATTAAGTCTTAGTTTTATTATGACTAATGCTGAAGTAGCTACACTAAAAAACTTTGTAGAAAATACAATTAGAGGAACTATACGCTTTGGTTTTCCACACCCTAGAACCAACACTATCGAAGAAGTTAGAATAATTCCTCAAGGAGATAGCTTGTTTACTACAAGCTATCTTGCCCCAGGATATTGGACAGTATCACTACAGTTAGAAGTATTACCATGAGCAGATTAACATCAATGTCTCCAGAGGCATTAAAAGCAATATTTTCTCCAGAAACAGATACTAATTTAATTACTACTGTAACTATTTATGATCCTGATAATGTAAACAATGTTGTACTAAGACTTTGTGACAGTTTCACTAAACGTATTAGTGAAACTGCTGAAGAAGTTATATATGGTATTACTTGGAAAGGCAGCGATTATACTTTTTTGCCTATGGAAATCAGTTTGCCTACTGAAGAACAAGGTCAAGCACCTAAATGTTCTATTACTATGTTTGACGTAACTAGATATGTGGTACCTATTGTTAGAACTATTACTGGCCCTCCAAAAATAAAGTTAGATTTATTACTATCTAAATATGTAGAGCCAGGTAATGCATTGTTTAATGTTAATGCTGATGCAGAGGCTACTTTTAACGATTTTTACATAAGTAATTTTACTTATAATAAAGATCAAGTTTCTGCCGAATTAACTATGATAAATTATGAACGTGAACCTTTTCCGCTTCATAATTTTACTCCAGCATATTTTCCAGGATTATTCTAATGTGGTCAAATAAATATATTGGAATTCCTTTTAAGGAACGTGGTAGAGATTTTAATGGTGTAGATTGTTGGGGATTGGTTAGACTTATTTACAAAAATGAGTTTAATATAACATTACCTAGTTTTGTTGATGACTATACAACAACAGATGATACATCTAGGCTAGAAGAATTAATTGCTCAATATCGTGAAGGTTGGGACGAAATAACTGCGCTTGAATCAGGCGCAGTTATTTTATTTAAGCTACTTGGAAGCGAATCCCATATTGCTGTAGCTATAAACGATAAACAATTTATTCATATTAGTGAAAATTCTACTAGTGTTGTTGAGTCTATTGATAGCGTCCTATGGCGTAAGCGTATAGTTGGATATTTTAAGTATAATTCTAGCAAAAATGTTATACTAAATACCGTTCCACATCCCCTAAAAACTGAACGATATACACTACCAATAACTCCTGGTACTACTCTACAGCAACTACACACTTTTGTAGTTGATGAGTGGAAAGTTGCACCAGAATTAAAATCCTATGCAGCTATACTTGTAAACGGTCGCCCTATTACAGTAGAGCGGTGGGATACTTTTGTCCTTAAAGACACAGATGTTGTCGAATACAGAGCTATTCCTGGAAAAGATGTTGTTAGACTAGCACTATTTGTTGCGCTAGCTATTTATGCCCCCTATATTGCCGGAGCATTAGAAGGTGGATTAATTGCAGCTACTAGTGGTGGTTTAGTAGGTTCCTCAATTGCTGCTGGTTGGGCAGCTGGAGCTGTAGGTAGTACTTTTGCTACAATGGCAGTTACTATTGTTGGCGGAGCACTAATTAATGCAATAGCACCAGTACGTCCGCCAACAACAAAAGATCCCGGTACTACAGAACAACAGTATATGGTTACTGGTGGTGCCAATCAATCAAACCCATATGGGGCTATACCAGTAATATTGGGTAAAGTTCGTATGACACCGGCCCTTGGTGCCCAAAATTATGCTACATTTTTAAATGAGCGTGATAGCTACTTAACAATGCTATTGGCCTGGGGATATGGCCCACTAAATATAGATGCTACAACTTATAAAATTGGTGAAGTTGCACTTAATCTAGGCCAACAAAATCAAAGCTATCAGTTTGCTAAGTTTGACAGTCCTAATCAAACACAGGACATGTTTATCACACTAGATAGAAAAAATGATAGTGCTGATGCAGCAAATATTGAAAAATTTAATACTATTTATAGCAGTGATGTATATCAAAATTTAGTTAATACAGCACTAACTGGTGCTAGAGATGCTAATAACAAAGCGTATAGTCCACTACAAAATGGTAATACACAAACTCAGTCTGTTATGGGTTATGTTGGTGGTGAGCAAGACCAGCGTTACGGCGAAACAGACCAATACACAATTAATGCAATTCCTGCTGGACCATGGATCACTGCTGCAAATAACGGCGATAGTGTAAATACATTAGTAGTAGATATACATTTTCCACAGGGTTTGAGTAGGATAAACACTAAAGCGGGTGATCGTGAACCTGCACCTGTAAATATAGCTATTGAATATAGCACAAATGGTGGCACGACTTGGAATAGTTGGATAGAACCATATACAGCATATGCAGGCGGTAAATCAGTTGGCGGATTAATTGGTAGCGATGCGGCTAAAAAAGACGCATTTACTATTAGTTTTGAAAAGAACTTTCCTACTGGCACAACAGGTACACTAAGTGTTAGAGCACGCAGAGAAAATGGTGATGATCCAGATATAGTACCAGACTATAGGTATAGTGATACTGTAACATTTTTAGCCGCAACATTCTATAAAACACCTAGTAATGGTGAAATATTAGTAGATCCACGTAATTCTAAAATAGCTAAAACTGCACTACGCATTAAGGCTACTGATCAAATTAATGGTCAACTGGATGGTATTAATGCTATTGTACAAACTTGGTTAAATCGTTATAACGGTACCAGTTGGAGCTATGGAACAAGTAGTAATCCAGCAGATTTGTTTAGATATGTACTACAACATCCAGCAAATCCGCAACCCGTTACAGATAGTCAATTAGATTTACCACAAATACAATATTGGTGGAATTACTGTAACCAGAATCGTTCTATTACTTATACACCAACTGTTGGTAGCCAAAAAACCGAAACTTTTAAGTTAGAGTATAATAGCATAATAGCAGATACGCGTAGTATTATGGATATACTACGTGATATATGTGCAGCCGGCAGGGCCAGCCCTGCACTTATCAACGGTAAGTGGTCTGTAACTATTGACGAGCCAAAGTCAAATATTGTACAACATTTTACTCCACACAATAGTTGGGGATTTGAGGGAATTAGAGCCCTACCCAAATTACCAGACGGATTGCGTGTAAACTTTTTAGATGAAGATAACAACTATCAACAAAGTGAAATAATTGTATATAAAACAGACAAAACGGCTAGTACTGCTGAGTTATTTGAATCTATACAACTACCAGGAGTAACTAAAGCTGCTGCGGTTGTAGATCATGCTAAATGGCATATGGCACAGGCATATCTACGTCGTGAAGTATATTCACTTAATGCAGATTTAGAATACCTAGTATGTAACCGTGGCGATCGTGTAAAAGTCATGCACGATGTACCTATGTGGGGTCTAGACAGTGGTCGTGTTAAAAATCGCCTAGCTAGTGACTTATTAGAACTAGATGAAACTATCAGTATAAACAGTAGTCAAAATCATACTATTAGAATACGTAGTTCTGTTGGTGCTAGCACAACTAGAGGAATTGTACAGTCTTTTAATATAGCCAACGCTAGTGCCTCAAATAACGTAATTACAATAACTACTAGTAGTGTACATAGTTTATCTGTTGGTGATATGATAAGTGTTAGTGTGCCAAGCTTAAGCTATGTACATAATCAGGTATCTGTTACAGCAGTTAGCGGAGATCAATTAAGTTTTACCTATACACAAGCGGTTAATTCATTTGGACAAACTAATCTTAGTGGTACCGTAACATTAAATAGCGGGTATTATAAGAAAGTAAAACTTTCTAGCAGTACAACTACCACAGAAGTTAGTGGTGGAGATTTATACTTATTTGGTTACTTAAATCAAGAAGCACAAGACTTATTAGTAATTAGTATTGAGCCTACAAGTAATAAAAGCGCTAGACTAACTCTTGTAGACTACGGCATTACTGATACATACAATTTATTTACAGATTATCAAACATTAAATACTACTAACACAGTTTTCGAAACACAAATAAGTTTACCACCAGAGTTAAATAGAAGCTTATATACTAGTACACAAAAACCAATTATAACAGGCGTATCCAGTGATGAAACTGCTGGAGATTTAATTGCGCCCGTAATTAGTGAAAATCGTATAAAAATAGCTTTTGGGCATCCAGCAGACTTGCCTACTAATACAGCTTTTATTGAATGTGAATATGATCTTAGCAGTGCTGTATCTACAGTTAGTACAAAATCAATTAGAGTAGCATATCCTGATAACACAATTTATATACCAAATGTATTAAAAAATGAAACCTATAAGTATAGATTACGATACATTGCTAGTAATGGTGTAGTTGGATTATGGACTGATTTTGCAACACATACTGTTCAGGGTCGTGTTCGTAGTTTAACCAATGTAAGTAATTTGTCATATGATTTAAACGAGTTAAACATAGAATTAACTTGGGATATACCTACAGACAGTGACTATGACACTACAGAGTTACGTTATGTAACTAGTGCTGTACCTAATTCTACTGAATCTACACAAGAGAAGAATACACTGTGGACAAATAGTACGCTTATAGGTTATAGCAAAACTGGTAAATTTAATTGGATTAAACCAGCTAGTAATAACTATCGCATACTAGCAAAA